GTACCAGATGATTTAGATACAAGTGTTGCTGAATCTAATGCAACATCTGCCCAAGCACTACCACTATAGACTCTCATTCTGTCTGTACCAGAGTTGAAGTACATATCACCTTCAGTTAGTGCATCACCATCATTATCTAATGTTGGGTCACTAGCTTTAGCACCTAAGTATGTATCATCAAAGTTATCTGCTGCTGCTTCTGCTGCTGTTTGAGCTGCTTCGGCTGCTGTTTGAGCTGTAGCTGCTGAAGTTGCTGAAGCACTGGCATTAGACTCTGAAGTTGAGGCATTAGTCTCTGAAGTTGAAGCATTAGTTGCTGACGTACTAGCATTAGATGCTTGAGTAGTTGCTGTAGTTGCTGAACTAGCCGCATTAGTCTCTGAAGTAGCTGCGTTAGTAGCTGAAGTAGAAGCATTGGAGGCTTGTGTTGTAGCTGTAGTAGCTGAGGTACTAGCACTAGAAGCACTAGAACTAGCTGAAGTAGCACTTGAGGCTGCATCTGTAGCAGGAGCATCCCAAGACGTACCATTATAAAATCTGATGTCATTAGCAGTAGAATTGTAGTACATCGCTCCTTCTAATAGAGCATCTCCATCATTATCTAAAGTAGGGTCTGAAGTCTTAGTACCTAAGAATCTATCATCAAAAGTATCAAAGCTAGCTGCTACATTAGTTTCACTTGTACTAGCATTGGTAGCACTAGTAGCTGCGTTAGTCTCACTCGTTGCTGCATTAGTAGCACTAGTCGATGCGTTAGTAGCTTGTGTTGTAGCTGTAGTTGCTTGTGTTGTAGCCGTAGTCGCTGATGAACTGGCTGATGTAGCTGATGTACTTGCGTTAGTCTCTGCAGTTTCAGCATTAGTTTCAGCAGTCTCAGCGTTAGTCTCAGCTGTTTCTGCTGCTGCTTGGGCTGCTAAAGCCGCTACTTTAGCTGCTTCAGTATCTGCAATTAGAGCATCTAAATCATAACTGTCTGCTAGAACAGATGATGTAGCAATTCCGTGTCCTCTATCAATACTCATAATCTATTCCTTAAGGGTTGAATAATCTACGTCTCATAGCTTTAACTGCTAAAGCCAGTCTTTTCTTTTTACTTAACTTTTTACTCTTAGCCATACTATGCTCCTAGTGAAATTAGTTTATACAAACCCCCTAGGATGTCTAATAACAACCTAAGGAGCAGGGTTAAACTAACTTATACAGTAGAACGCATTTCTACGATAGAAGATGCACGAAGCACCTTAGTACCGTAAACACAGTCTGCTGTGAATAGGTCAGCTAACTTCTCTTGTTTGTACTGAGTTTGAGTACGAACTGATTGTTGAGTAGCCAAGCAAATTGCATCCTTCTGGAACATAATTGCTTTCTCATCATTACCAGTGCCTACGTTAGACGATACATATACATCTACACCGTAGATTTGACCAACCTTACCAGTACGGATTGCATTACCATCACCAATGAACTGCTGCTCAGTAAATCTGTCAGTAGACAATAGTGCTGTGTAAGCTGAAGGTGAAACAATGATAGAACGACCATCCATAGGTACGTCATTATCATTTAGTGTCTCAATACCTTGTAGGATTGAAGTATCCCAGTTAGTAATTGAAGCGATGTCACCAGTACCATTAGTACGCATATCAGAGATTAAGTCTGAATCTACCTGCTTAGCTAGTGCATAACCAGCATCATCAGTATAGAACTTACGCATAGAGTTGATAGCCTGAAGCGATGCAATGTCTTCAATGTACATTGACCATTCATAGTGATTATCAATCAATACTGAGATGTCAGCTGCTGTATCTGTGATTGCAGTTACATCTGAACCTGCAACTTTAGAGTTGGCAGCGTTACGTGCTGGGTTAGGTAAGTGAATAGTATCACCTTTCTTACCTTGGTGATTTAAGCTTTTAACTAGGTTTGCAACAACCAAGTTAGATTTGTAATTAGCTACAACTTCATCCGACCAAATTTCAGGGATAAAGTTAGCAACTGTTGTTGTAGTCATGTTTGCCATGATTTGCTCCTTTATATATTATTATTTAACTCGACCCTCCGCATAAGCTTTGAAAATCTCATCTTGATGAGCTTCGTACTTTGCTGGGTCATCTATTTTTAAGCGGATTAGTTCTGCCCTACGGTAAAAATCCTTTCCACCAACTGAATCAGAGGTTGTACTAGATTCGGTTGTTCCTACTTTCAATGCCTGCTTTCTATCTACTTCTTGCTGCTTCTTAACTTCTTGAGTCTTTGCCACAAGCCCTTGAGCCTTATAACCATTAATCAATTCATTAGCCGCATCAAAGTTGTAGGAGTCTGCTGCTTGAAACAGTTGCATCCTAACTGGACTTCCTTTGACATATTCCTGAAATGCTTTATCTTTTACAATATCTGCATAATCAGGATGAGTTTGTTCTAACTGTACCTTAGCAGCATTTTGTTGTTGCTGTTGCTGGAACTGCTGGAACTGTTGAAACTTTGGATGATTCTCTATCGCCTGATTAACCGCTTTATTCGGGTCATCGAAGAAATCTGTGTCCTCTTCAACTGATGGTTGTGGATTAGTCTCTGGCTGTTTTCTTGAAATTTCTGCTTTTAAGAAACTATCAGACAGTTGTCTTAACTCACCGACTTCACTTTGCTTTCTGCCAAGCTCTTTCTCTAAGTTCTCATAACTCTCTGCTACTTCTTCAATAGTTTTACCTGCAAATTTAGACGGCAACTCATAAGCAGGTTCTTCCACTTGAGTTTCCTCAACTAGAGCCTCTTCTGCCGCTACCACTTCTTCATTTGTTACTGGTTCTGCTACTGCTTCCATTTCATTACTAACGCCTTCTGCGTCCACTACTATATTACTCATATTGCTTTTCTCCGCCCCTGTGGGGTTATGAAGTTTTTAAAATGATGGGGCTGAGACTATACGTCCAGTTCTTCCATCGCCATTTTAGTTACCGTCTCCATTGACAATATTTGTCTCAAGATAGATAACTGACCTCTAGCGAACCAAAGGTCTTTTTCACTTTCTACAGAATCTAATTGATTTGTTTGTGCTTCAAGATTTTCCAGTTCTTCAACTAGGTCTCTCCACCCATCAGACTCAAATAAATCTGTTCTGTTCTTATAATAAGTTCTATCGTCCACCATAAGCATTTGCATAGTTCAACACAGTCTCTGATTTAAGGTGTTCAACTTCAGGAATGTTTCTTGCGGTTTCTGAGTTCTTATTATTAATATCTGCTTTTGTTTTTTCAATAGATGCCATTTCTTTTTGCATCTTAACTAAACGTTCTTGTACTGACAGGTTATCTGGCTGATTATTCATAGCCTCTGTCTGCCATTTAACAGCTTTTGCATTCTCTTCTTGAGCTTCAGCTTCAGTCTTCTTAATGTCTGCCTGAGCTTGAGCCATTTGTAATTGCATTTGTATCTGTTGCATCTGTTGTGCTTGAGGATTAGGCTGCATACCTTGCATTAAGGCATTAACAACTTGGTCTCTATTGTGCATAGATGAATTTTGGAATACTGCTAGTAGTAAGATATTGAATGCTGGCGAATCTTTAGGGATAGACTGTAACATAGATACCATCTGTTGCATCTCTAGCTCTTTAGCCATAATACCCATAGTTGAGTAAGGCACAAACTTGTAATCTGTCACAGGATAACGCCCAACATCGAACTGAATCTTTCTCCACATTGATTTATTAATCATTGGGATTAAGAAAGTGTTCTGGAAATTCATTAATGTACGTTTTTGACGCTTAATTGATGCAGATTGTTGCATTGACATACCAGAAGATGTAGCTCTTTCAGCTGAGCCAACATCATTAGCACCAGTACCCATCTGAATCATATTCTGTAGAGTCTGTGTTTGTTGGTATGTGTGATTATCTGTCTGACCAATGTTAAGAGGCATAATAGCTTGTCTAGGGTCGCCATTTGTAAGTACAGTTTTGCCTGGTCTAACCTCTAATTTAAGTCCTCTAGGTAATCTAGTAGCATCAGCAGCCACCATAGGTGTAGTTGTTAGTGCTAAAGAATCAATTCTAGCTCTCATTTCAGCATCTAGTGCCTTTTGAGGGTTGTATCCCTTCTCACATACACCCCTACCCCAGAATTTATCTGGAACAATATCGTGTTGGTATGAAACAAACGGTCTATCCGTCATCATAAACGGATTTTCTTCAGCTCTTAAGATATATTCGTCATTTGCTATAGTTACTACAGCTTCGACCAGCTCATCTTCGTTATATTCGAAATCATCTTGGTCTTTTTCTTGATTTAAGAACTTTTTAGGAACTAATCCCCAGTATTCTGTTAATTTAATCTTATCTGATTCGTCAGAAGAGATGTATTCCGAGTCAAAACCTATAGTTCTTATGTTGTAATCTCCTTCAATAGCGACATCACGATAAATTCCATCTTTTATACCTTGATTTATTACATATCTAGGCTTTACTACCTCATGAGCAACACCAAGTGCCTCTTGAATAGACTCAGCTGCTGGGTCAATTAAGAACTCTTTAGGTGAAATAGCTTCTACACGAACATCTACATCAATAGACTCTTGTAATGTCCTTTGAGTAGTTAAAGTACCTTCAACTGGAGCTTCAACTGGCGTAACTCGTTGATTTTCCTCAACAATTATCTTACCAATGCCTGTTCCGTAGATAGCACCATTAAGAAAAACTTCACAAATAGAGTCTTTTACTCCGTTCATTTCTAAGTCTTCTTGTAATAGGTTACGAATACGTTCAGCTTCTGAAGTGTCGTTGTCTAATACATCATCTTTAATATCAAACCACTTGCCACGACCAAATGTAGCTTCTTCTAATTCAGCAACTGATGATTCAACAGCTTGTTGTAACGCAGGAGATATTAATCTTGATTTTTCAGAGTCTCGGTTTCTATCTTCAATAGTCCAAATACCACGCCATATTCGATAGTATTCATCCCACTTTGTTAGATAATTGCCATCACGATGGTTTCTCCAAGAATCTAATCTATGAGTAAGCCAAGCTGATAATGCCTGATATTTGTCTTCCCCACCTTCGAACATAAGTTATTGATTTATATATAAATTTAGGCACAATATATCATAAAAAAAATAGAAATTACAACTTTTTTTTATTTATAGTTATTTTTTCGTTAAAAATCAATGACTTACGTTAATATCCAGCCACCTCATCAACTGGTTGCCAATCTTCTTCTACCTCAATAGAGTAAGAAAAATCAGCAATAGCTACTTGGTCGATATACGCAAGTGAGTCAAGCATATCATCGTGGGATAACCTACTAGGAAAGTCAAGCATTTGCGATGTGAACTCTCGCCAATCTTTATCTTCATTAAAGGTAATCTGACCGTGTTCCATTCGCCCTTGAAGAGACCAGGTGATTCTTTCCGTTTTCTTTTTACCACCATGCCGTAACTCATATATATGCAAATATTGCCCTTCAGTTCTCATTTCATCTTCAAGATAAGGCAAGATAGCATTTTTCAATGACCCTGTTTCAATCCCCACCATATTAGCTTGGACAGAGGTGGCGCTCTTTAGTATTCGTTTTGCAGTCTCTTTTACATTCCATCTGCCGTGTATAATATCTTTGACCCACCACTTGTCCTGATATACTTTTACCACCGCAATAGCAGTCTCGTCAAGTTTACTTCGTTTAGAATTTCGTTCTTTTTCAACATCTTCAAATCCAGCAGGGTCAATAGCAATAACATAACTACCCTCTTCTGGCTCTGGACCTTCTTTTAACCACTCTTCTTTAAAAATACCACCAGAAAATGTCTCAAACGATGCCTCAAACTCTTGTCTAAACGACATTGTTGACATTGTAGCTTTCGCAGCTTCAATTTCTTCATCTGGAATAAACGGATTATCGGTCGAGTTAAAAGAAAAATAATCCCAGTCGTCATTCTTCATTGCATCTACATAAATATCATAGAAATGGTTCTTACCAGCAGGAGTGCCAATAAACATAGCACCACCCTGAACATCGGCAAGGGTAGGACGAATAATCTGTTCCCACACCACAGGTTTCATAGAAGCATACTCATCTAATACAACATACGCCAAACCAACACCACGTAATGTATCAGGTCTATCAGAACCTTTTAAATATATCTTCCTGCCGTTTATTAAAGTTAACACAGCAGTATTCTCGTGAGCAGCTTGTATTAAATCATGACCAAGCTCTTTTAACATCCCCCACATAATATCTTTCGATTGTTGAAACGTAGGACCAATATAAAACACATCTTTAGTATCAGACTGAAGAGCTTTAATTAACAATATCCAAGCAGCTAACCTAGATTTACCAAATCTACGACCAGCAGCAACAACCTTAAATCTCTTCTCTGAATTGAATATCTCTAATTGAGCAGGATGTAAATCAACATTGAGTTCAGCCATCTATTTAGTCTCCACAACATCAATAATCACCTCTTCTTCAGATTTTACTTTCGGATTTACCAGCTTCTCTTGTGGTGTTTCTTCAATCTTAGCTTGAATATCTGCACTAGAACCAACATTAATTACAATCTGAGAGTCTTGTCTAGCTTTATTAGGGTCAATAGCTTTCTGAACAGGTAATATTCTATCCATACACATCTTTAAACAATGAACATCACCATCAAGTGCCATACCCATAACTTTCTCAACAATCATAGGTCCTCTATCAGTCATCATTTGTGCAGCTAACAAAGACATCTTATTCTTACTGCCCTTCGGTCTTCCTTTCGGATTAAGAACAACACCTTTCTTTAACATCGGATTACCAGTTCTTTTCTTCTTCGGTTTATCAGTCATATTTAATTAATCGAATTAATATATAATAAATTATATCAGTATTCTACACAAAGGTATTATGGAACACAATGTAACATTAAAACTGGACTTTATATTAACAGTCGAAGCAGACAACCAAGAAGAAGCAGAACAATTAGTAAACGAAATGAATGCAGAAGATTTATTAATCATAGCATTAGACAATGTAGAACAATGTAATATACAAACAGAATCATTACATTAGCATTTGACAATATTAAAAACATCAGCTAAAATCTTACATAACTCTTTCTCGCTAGCAACAGAGTATAAACAAATCTAGCACAGAGTTACTGCAGATAGCTTTCGATTAGTCATCGAAGT